AGCCACCCGCCATTTGACCGGGCCAAGTCCTTGTTATGGGACTCGGTGAAGTCATCTGGTGAGAGTTTGGTCCTAGGAGAGCGTAGAGCTTCCAACGTCTCTATTACTGGAGACGGTAGAAAGTGCCTACACATCCTAAGACTTATCGAGTCGGAAGCCGAAGACAGATCTATCGTAGATAGATTACCGTCCAGACTCCCTACTCGGGCTAGCTCTCGATTGATGTCAGGCTGAGTTGATAAATCAATACCATACACCTTTTTGAGGCGTCTGGTAATCAACTCGCCAACACCTTTCTGTGCCCACATGTTGAGCACAGGCTCGGTGCAGATCACTCGAGAGATGCGGTCGTTCTTTGGGACAAACGACAACTTACTCCCTCCCACTATAACGCACTCACCGTACCTCTCAGATCTGCTGAACTCAGCATCCTTGAGAGTGTCGGAAGTGTCGATATAGTGCCGGTACATCCGGTACAAGGCCGGAGACGTACAAGAGAGGGGCCCATCGAACAGCTTCGTATAGAAGTCTGATCCACGGGCTCCAACACTTGCACCCGGGCCTAACCCACCCAGTTCGAAGAACTGAGAGGGCCAAGCCAGGATTGAACCTTCGCTTGATGGAACAAAAAATCTGTAGAGTGAGTCGCGAAACTCACCACACAGATGTTCATCTCGCCAAGATTCAGGTCTCCACCTCCAATTATCGCAGCTGATATCAGCTTCGATAAATTTACTGAAAGCCTTATCGTCGGCATCGCTCGAGACGTTGTCTTTATACTTCTTAAAGACGCTGTCAAGAAGAGCCATGCTAGCGTATTGCTTCCAGGTGAGGTCACCCCTCTCTACCTCGTCAGCCAAGTCTATTTCAAACTTAGCTGACCTCGGCCCCTTGATACAAGTATCAAAGAACCGAGTAGGTAGATGTGGTGTGAGGTCCTGCAGAAGGGTTGGGTAAAGAGCATTTAACGAGAGTTTCATATAAATCTCCTTTCAATCTCGTAAGTGTATTTAACGTTTTAACACGTCCTGGATAACGCTAAAAGCCTCGCACTGTTCGGTACCCTCTTGGGTACAAGACAGTCCGCCGACTACTAGCGATAACAGAACGATGATGAAGGCCAGGAAACTTAATTTCCCAGCTCTGTAGCGAACGAAAGCGCTCGCCACAGATATTACTGGGATCTTTAGCTTCCAGACGATGTTGCCATGTTTTTCCCTTTCGGGCATTACAGGACACCATCTTTAGCCAAATCACCGATCTCCGCATCTTGGTCCGAAAGGGCCCCGATGTGGCAGGATAGCGCGGCTTCAATGCTGTTGGCATCAGCGGTGTCAGACCCTGCAGGGACCGAGATTCTAGTCTCGATCAGCATGGTCTGTTCCGACTGACCCGACAATGGTGTCACACCTTTTCGGGTGCGAACCACAAATACATTGCGGCCGACGTTAGATACCACCCCAGTCACCGGGTTCGGCTGGCCAAGCAGCTTATAGCTAGCTGGCCTTTCGAACGTCAGTGTGAAGGGGTTAGAGACCGAATGCGTATCCACACCAGTTTGCGTACCGCCAAGAGCGGTAACTGCCCACTGTTTTGAACGCGC